CGTCCGTCTGCGAAGTCTGTCTCAGTCGAAGGGCTAGGCTCGCTGCGCATCTACCGGCTGACCGAGAAGAAGCGATGGAACTGGCTGGCCTGTCGCAATCTTGGCGCCAAGGTCGCGACAACGCAGTGGGTGCTGTTGACCGACATCGATCACGTGGTGCCTGCGGAGACCATCGACCGGATCGTGTCCGGCGACCTGGACCAGCTCGATGTGTATCGGTTCAAGCGCGTGACCGTTGAACATCCGTGGCCCTACGACGTGGCTTCGTTGACGACCTACAAGCCACACAACGATACATGGCTGCTGACGCGCGACCTGTTCTTTGATCAACGCGTGGGCGGCTACGACGAGCGCCTCTCGGGATGCTACGGCACGAGCGGTGAGTTCCGCGATCGACTGGTGCGCGCTGCTCGCGCGCAGGTCGTGCTGAACGAAGTCATCGTCAGATATCCGCGCGAAGTGATTCCAGACGCGTCTACACTGCCCAGCGTCTACACGCGGAAGAACGACTCGGAGAACGACGAGGAACTCGGCCGGCGCAAGGCCGCGCGTGCGATGATTCGTGGATGGAAGCCGCTGCACGGGCTGATTCCATTCGATGAAGTCTACGACTCGGCCGTGGTGACGTCATGCTGAGCGTGTTGTGTTTCAAGTGGCAACCTGCGAAGGGCTACCGATCGACGTTCGGACCGGAGTCCGTGAACGTGCTACGTGCGATGGTTGCGCGTCACTACGCTCAGCCGCATAGGTTCATCTGCTTCACCGACGACACGACAGGGATCGACTCGCGTGTGGAAGCGTTGCCGCTATGGGACGACTTCGCCAACCTGCCTAGTCCGCACGGCGGGAAGAACCCGAGCTGCTACCGCAGGCTGCGCATGTTCCGGCCGGACATGGCCGACATCGCTGGGCCGCGGTTCGTCTCGCTGGATCTCGACTGCGTCATCACGGGCGACATGACGCCGGTGTGGGACCGTCCAGAACCGTTCGTGATGTGGGGCGATACGAATCCTCAGCCAGGCAGCCACTACAATGGGTCCATGATTCTCCAGACCGCCGGCGCGCGGCGTCAGGTGTGGGACAAGTTCGACCCGCAGACGTCACCGCAGAAGGCGCTCGCGGCGCGCTGCTGGGGCTCTGACCAAGGTTGGATCTCCTACTGCTTAGGGGCTGGAGAGGCGCGCTGGAGCAAGGCTGACGGCGTCTACAGCTTCAGGAACCATCTGAAGAAGGTCAGCACTCAACTCCCGTCCAACGCGCGGATCGTGTTCTTCCACGGCAGCGACGACCCGTGGCACGGTTCTGTCCAGCAGTCCTATCCGTGGGTCGCACAGCACTGGGTCGGAGAGACGAGGGCCACATGCGCCGTGTAACACAGCAGACGTTGTCGAAGTTATCCGACCCGATCGAGGCGCTGGCGCTCGACCTGGACGAAGTCAAGTTGCAGCGTCGAATCGGATCGTCGACTGCGCTCGCGAGTCTGTTCAGGCTGTGGATTCGAGCGGCAACGAGCCACTTCGAAGAGCAGACCGGACGTCAGGTCATGCGCGCTGGCTTCGAGTATCGTCTGGACTCCTTCCCAACCGAGCGGTTTATCGAACTACCGAAGGCTCCGCTTCTCACCGTCTCAAGCGTGACGTATATCACCGACGGCAGCCCGGCCGAGACCACGTTCGACTCCGACAACTACACGGTTCGAGCTCCAGCAGGCGACCACTGTCCGCCTGGGCGCGTGGAACTGGTCGAGGGCGCCGACTGGCCGACTCCGAATCAGACGCCAGGGGCGGTCGTGGTCACGTTCTACGCCGGGTATGCGGAGACGAGTCGCGAAGTCCCGTCGCTGATTCAGGCGGCGCTGATGTTCCTCGTTGGTCACATGCACAAATACGGCGAGGAGGTCATCGGCGGCCCTGAAGCCAACAGCCTGACCACGCTACCTCTAGGGGCTGGCTCTCTGATGCGCGCGTTCAAGTATTCGGCGCTGCCGACACAGCGACCGTGGGACGTAACGTGGCTGGAATAAACGCCGGCTGTCTTGATCGCGAAGTGACGATCGAGGAACTCGTCACGGAGGGTGACTCCGGCTACCCGACCGAGACATGGGAGACGCTCGAAGAGGTCGTGTTCATGTCGAAGGAAGACATGCGCGGCTCTGAGCGTTTTCGCGCGGCGCAGCTATCCGCTGGCTACGATACAAAATGGGAGCTGCAGTGGCGCGATGATATGGACCCTGATCTTGTGGACGTGCCGAAGACTCGACGCCTGTCTTACAAGGGGCGCATCTACGACATCACCACGGCCGTTGAAATGGGTCGGCAGGAAGGCATCCAACTGTTCACGATCGCGAGTTCTGCCGTATGACCGTGGAAGAAGGCGTGCTAGCTCGAGTCCTTGCGCTGTCGGCGGTGACGGCACTGGTGAGCACGCGCGTCTATCTGGACAAGCTCCCGCAGTCTCCGACCTACCCGTGCGTTCGAGTGACGCTGATCAGCGAGCCGGAAGACTACCAGATGCGCGGCGGCTCAGGACTGGGCACAGCGCTGATTCAGGTGGACGCGTATGCGCGTGAAGTCTCAGGCGTCAACCCCTACGCGCTCGCGGCTTCGGTTGCTGCAGCGGTGCACGGAGACGACGCTGGGAGCGGGCTCTCGGGATGGAAAGGTGACGCGGGCGGGAGCCCGGCCGTCACAGTGCAGGGATGCTTTCGCGTCGATCGGCGGCGGTATTACGACCCGGACGAATTGCGTGTGGTGACAATGTCCCAGGACTATCAGGTAACTTATCGGACCTGAAGCATTCGAGGGCAAACTGGCTGGTTTTCACGAGGGCTGAACGATGGCAGATGTTACAGATACCTTTTACGCTGGAAAAGCCTTCATCGGCTACTCAGCGCAGTTGCTTGTGGGCCAGGGTGACAGCCCTGAAACATTCGTGGCGGTCGCTGACGTCACGATGATCGAGCCGGGCAATACGCCGGCAGGCACGGTCAACAAGACGCACCTTCGCAGCCCTGGTCGCGCGCACGAGAAGATTGCCACGATTCGCGAACTCGGCCCGTTCAAGATGGCCGGCAACTACCGTCCCGACCACGGATCGCACAAACTGGCCGGAGGCGCGGACGGATTCGGCGCGAGTCTCTCTCTGCCGGCCCTGCATCGCGCGCTGTCCGAGAACAACTTCCAGATCGACATCACGGACGCGGATAGTGTCACGCACACGATCGCGTTCACCGGCGTCGTGACCGACTACAAGGTCGGACAGGTCGTTCTCGACCAGAAGGTCGAATTCACCTGTGAGATTCAGCCGCTCAGCGACTGGACTGCTGGTCTGCCCTGATCGGCCGTAGGGCATGGCGAATCGTGAACGGGGCGAGCTGGCGCTGCTGGTGGGCACGCGTCGGCTCGTCCTGCGACTCACCACGAACAGCTGCTGCGAGCTAGAGGACTTCGCTGGCCGGACTTCTGACGAGGTCACAGCCGGCGTGAACCGCGGCAGCTTCCGAGACACTCGGCTGATGCTCTGGATGGCGTTGCGCGATCAACATCCAGACATAGCCACAGACGATCCCGCGTGCCTCGCAAACATAGGCGTGTTGATTGACCAGGCTGGAGGACGCGCAGTCGTGCTAGAACGGCTGCGGGAACTGGTCGTGCTGAACACGGACACGTCCGGCGGTGCCGCGCGCCCTCGGGTGGCTCAACTCGAAAGACCGATTGGCGTCAGCTCTACGTTGACGCACTGACGATCGGGCTGAGCCCTGAACGGTTCTGGTCGCTCTCGTTGCGGGAACTATGGAACGAGTATCTCTCGCACAAGGCTAGGGCGGAGAGAGCGCACGAGGCGACGGTAGCGATGGCCTGGCATGTGGAGAACTTCAGCCGATACGACAAGACCAAGCCACTGCCGACGTTGAAGGTGCTCTTCGCGCAGGTCAAGGGCCGACAGGAACCACAAGACCAACTGCAGGCCATGTATCAGATCAGCGCGATCTACGGACTCAAGGTGAGAACAAGGAAGGCCGATGGACAACGTCAAGCTGACAAAAAGTGACGGCACGGTGGTCGAGTTCAAGGCTATCGGCACCAATGCGATCTGTGACCTTGAGGATCGGCTCGGGCTCACGTTCGGGGAAATCATGACGGCCATCGGCGTGACCGGACTGGACCGATGGAGCCTGCGAGTCACGCGCGAGTTTCTTCTGGCCTGCCAGGTTCCTGGTAAGTCAGGCGCTGAGCCATCACTGCTGGACATCGGCGACCTGATCGACTACGTCGGGTTCGAAGGCATCGGCGCAGCTGTCAACGGGTTGATCCTTCCTGCGCGTCAACGGGAGGGCGACATACCTCCACGGCCATCGTTTCCGCCGAACATCGTGATTCGCGAAGGCGAAGTGCCTGTGGGCGCGCGTGGCTGACGACCTCGCGACACTCCGCGCGAACATCGACCGCTTCCCAAGGGCTGTCACAGAGAAGCTACGCGCGGTCGCGTGGCGCACGTCGCGCGAGGTGAAGGAGAAGGCTCGGAGTCTAGCGGCAAGGGACGCCACGGCCGAACGTGGCACGCACACGAAGGGTCAGCCGCATTTGGCCGACTCGATCGTCATCATCGAGGACGCCGAGCACAAGCAGTTCCTGGTGCGGCCGGAGACGCCGTGGTTGCCGAACCTTGGGCTCTGGATCGAGCGCGGGACTACCAAGATGCGTGCACGTCCGTTCATGCGTCCGGCTGGTGACGCTGTGAACGCAACGTATCAGCGCGAAATGACCCGGGCCGCGAACGAAGCCGCGAATGAGGTATTCAAGTAATGCCGACAATTCCCATTCGCTGGGCAGACAACACGAATGAGTTGCGCCAGAACCTAAAAGCTGGCCTAGACCAGATCGAGGCCACGCGCGCAGGGGCCGAGAAGATGGCGCGCGCGCTCGGCGGAGAGAACTTGATCCGAGCTGCGAACAACTACGTCGCAGCGGTAAACCAAGTCGGCGGCGCGAACAAGCTCACAGCGGCCGAACAGGAACGCGTCAACGCGCTGCTCGACAAGGCCATCGCCAAATACACGGCGCTGGGACAGAAGCCTCCGCAGGCCATGCGAGACCTGGCCAACGAAACCAAAGGCGCGACAGGTGCGCTCGACAAGATGGTTTCGGCGGCCGGTGCTCTCGGCGTAACGCTTGGTGCTACGGCGGTTCTAGGCGCGCTGGTATCAGCAACTAAGGGAGCGTTCGACTACGCGGACTCACTTGTCAAGCTGTCCGACAAGACGGGGATCACAATCACAGCGCTGCAGCGCATGCAGGCTGTCGCGGAGCCATCTGGGAATTCTCTCGACGAAGTGACATCTGCTGTCAACAAGATGCAGAAGAACTTGTCGGAAGCCAACGACAAGACCATGAAGTCGCTGGGAGAACTCGGACTGTCGCTGAAGCAGTTGCGGGACTTGTCTCCTGATGATCAGTTCTTCGCCATTGGCAAGGCGATCCAGTCGATCAAAGACCCTGCGGAACAGACGCGCATCGCGATGGACTTGTTCGGCAAGGCTGGCGCTGAAATTCTGCCCACGCTGAAGGCCGACATTGACGGACTGAAGGACTCCACTGTCAGGTTGAGCGAACAAGCCGCACGAGGTCTGGATGATCTCGGGGACGCGTTCGGACGGCTTAAGACATCATCGAAGAACATGGTCGGCGAGACTGTGGCCGACTATGCGTCTCGGGGTCAAACCATCATCGACTTCTGGACGAATCTGGGACGCGTTGTAGGGCTCGTGAAGATGCCGACGGTCAACGCGCCGTCGAGCCCTACGGCTCCTGGAACGTTCAAGAACGGTCCCAGCACTGGGTTCCCAGTTCCTGACAACTTGCCGAGCGTTCTCAGAGACAGCAACGCCGAGATCGAGAAGTCTATCGCGCTGCACAAGAAGGCCCAAGACGAAGCCGCTGCGCACGCAAGGGCAGTGCGGGATCTCGTTGATGCACTGAGGGGGCAATCGAAGGAGCAAGGTCTCACGCTCGAAGCCGTGGCCGAAACGATCAAGGCCGGCAGTCTGGACATCGATACAAAGCGCCACATCGTCGACGCACTCGACAAGATCCACGAGGCACACGGGAAGATCCCGGCAGACCTGGAAGCGTGGCGGAAGGCCAACTTCGCACTGGGCACCGAATACGACAAGTTGAAGCTCAAGGTAGACGCTGTCAACCTTGCGATCTCCAACGAGGCGATCGGTGGATTGAAGGGCGGATCGATAGCGGCGCAGGTCGACGAAGCCAAGAAGTTGATGGACTCGCTCGACAAGGTGACGATCAAGCTGACCGGCATGGACGGCGATATGTCCACGATCGGCGAGACGCTCAAGCACTCCGGAGAGATTCCAAAGCCGGCATTCGAGGCGCTGTGGAACACGCTGTCAAAGGGTCAGCAGGTTGTCGCTACGCTGGCGAGTGCGTTCAAGAAACTCCCGAGCCTGTTGATTGCGTCGTTCACCGGAGGCGGTGGTATCGGCTCAGCGTTCAAGGCGTTCTCTACATCGATCACCGAGGACCTGTTCGGAGATAAGGGGCCACTGGCAGGCATCACGACGAAGCTGTCAGGCATGGCCACGAAGGCACTGTCGGGACTTGGTAAAGGTCTCAGTAGCGTCCTGGGTTCTGCGGTTGGCGGTCTTCTGCCAGGGCTTGGCGCCTTGCTCGGTCCTCTTGCCTTGAAGCTCGGATCGTGGATCGGTGGACTGTTCGGCAACAACGCCGAGAAGCAGATCAATCCAGTCCGTCAGGCGTTCGTTGATACCGCAGGTGGACTCGCCAAGCTAAATGAGCGCGCGGCGGCGGCTGGCGTGACGCTGAAGGCGATGCTGGACGCGAAGAACCCGGAGCAATACAAGAAGGCGATCGACGACCTGAACGCGGCGCTGCAGTTCCAAGACGACGCGATGGCCACGCTTGACGCCACGGTCAAGAAGTATGGCTTCTCGATCGAAGAACTTGGTCCGGCATTCTCTCGGCAGGAGCTCGACAAGAAGGCCGGAGAGCTGTTCCAAGACTTCAAGGTTCTCACGGCAGCCGGTATAGACGTCGACACAGTGCTCGGTCGGATGGGTGGGTCGATCAACGACTTCGTGCATGACGCGCTGAGGACTGGCACTGAGATTCCGGCGGCGATGGCTCCCATGCTGCAGCGCATGGTTGAAATGGGCACGCTGACAGACGAGAACGGCAACGTCATCACGGACCTCGAGAAGTCCGGCGTCCACTTCTCGCTGACGATGTCGCAAGGCTTCGAGAAGATCGTGTCGGCTGTGCAGAAGTTGACCGACGCGATCGCGCGAGGTCTCGGGTTGGCCATCCAGAACGTGCCAGACGTGAACGTGGATGTGAACACGAACTACACGACCACTGGAGAGCCTCCGAATGCGCCTGGAAGTTGGCGCGACAACATCGACACGCCAGTAGGCGGTTCCCGCGGCGGCATGGTCACGAACGAGGGCATCTCCTACTTCTCGCGCGGGAAGCTGCCGACGTTCCAGCCGATGGGACTCGACACGATCCCGGCCATGCTGATGCCTACCGAGATGGTGCTGACGCCTTCGCAGCAGCACGCAGTGGGGGCGCTTCTCGCGCAGGGCGGTGTCTCGTCTCGCTCGTCTGGTTCGGTCTCGGGCGGTGACTCGCAGATAAACCTGCACGTGCAACTGACACTCCCGAACGGCCGTGTGCTGACTGAACTCGTCATCAATAACGTGGCCAAAGACAAATACAGCGCAGGCACGAATCTCCGAAAGGCGCTGCAATGACTGGCGAGACGGTCTACGCGCGCGGCGGCGACAACATCCTCGAGGACGGCGTAGTCACCGGCACAGCACCGTTGACGTCCTACAGTCTCGCCACGCTCATCACTCGACAGCCTGCGGCTCGAGTCCGCTACGGTGCGACGACGGTCACAGTAGTCGTAACTCTCTCAACGCCTGCGCTCGGTGACATCGTTGCGATACCGGTGTCCAACGCCGATGCCGGGTCGGGCGTCTTGGTCGTGAGCAACGGGTCGGGGCTCAGCGTGGCCATCACGATTCCAGCGGTGCAAGCCAACGGCATCCCGAACACGGCGATCAAGGATCTGAAGACGGCCGTTCCGAACGCGGCCACGCGAACGTCTAATGTCTGGACGTTCACGTTCACCGGGAACAGCGTGAACCTGATTCTCGGCGGCGGGTTGGCCATTTTCGGACCGAAACGCACGCTGGACCCTGACATGGGCTGGGGCTACGAGTATCGGGAGCGGCACGCGTCGAGCAACACGGCGAACGAATACCTGACGCGCTACACTGTGAACTACCAAACGACTGAGCGGTCGGTCATCGCGTCTATTCGCACGGACGATCTCGCCGGAGTGCTGGCGTGGTTCCAAGCCAATGCCGGCGGCGCTGCGCCCGGTCTGCTGTGGCCGCAGATTGCCGGATTTGATGCCTACTACGGGACGTGGGACACGGACTTCGCGGCGAAGAACGTCGCCGAAGGCACGGAGTTCTACGACGTGGCACTGACGTTCCGTGAGTTCTCCAAAGGATTGCCGGTCTGATGGCGACCATAGCGCTAGGCGCGCTCGTATTCCTCTCTCAGGCTGACGGATCAGTGCATGTGCTCAGCCGTGCCGGCGTGGAGGCGTCGTCATTCTCTCCGCCAAGTGGCCCTGCTGGTGGCGGTGCCATTGCTCAGGCTGTCTCGAAAGAGTGGGCGGTCTTCGGGTTCGGAGGGTCAAAGAACGACGCGCGGTTCTACGACGCGACTATGGCGAGTTTGGTGGCGTCAGTCACGATCGCTGTGGGCTCTGGTCGTTCGGCTGCCGTTGGCGTGACGGACAACTTCTTCTTCAACCAGTCGACTCCGGTGAGCAAGTACAGCGTGGCTGGTGCTTCGGTGTTGGACACGTCGGTCGCCACACACAACCGAGACGTGCTTGGCGTGACGATGGACGGTGTCACGTCCTACACGGGAGTGTCAGGAGATCCGACCGTCTTTAAAGTGGTGATCGGCGGGGCTACGTCCACGTTCATCGACAACAGCGCGACGTTCGACCAGTTGGAGGGCGGAGGCTCAGGGAACGGAATCGTCGTGCTGCAGGATGGAACCGTCATTACGGCGTGGCGTGACGGAACCACGAACGACCCGTTCATAATGGCGCACTCTTCGGCAGGGGCCCTGCTGTGGCGCGTTGATCTGACGGCGTCGACTGGTGGCCATACCAACTACGTTGACCACATCACGAGAGACGCCAGCGCCACGTCGTTCCTGATGGGTTTCTACAACGACAACACGAGCACGGTCTACTACTACGAAGTCGCGACTTCGAACGGTGCGCAGACGACGCTGTTCACCAAGTCGGCTGGGTTCTCCGGCTACGGTCCTTTCGTGCGAAGCTACGGCAGCAGCACGACAACGACCCCTGTCATCACACCGGTCCCTGCGACAACTCCGCTCGGTCCTCAGACCCCGTGCAACCCTCAGGCGCAGGTCAGCGGAGGCGGAATGGGCGCGGCCGGGTGCAACGTCGGTGGAGTCGGCAAGACGCCGATCGCGTTCGACGACTACGGCGCAGTGCCGAACCATCCCGACCCTGACCCAGGCGAGACACTGACCGGCAAGAGCAGCGTCGATATGTGGATCGCGCTGCACCATCGCAACTACCCGGCGACATCGCCAGAGACAACGACCTACCGCAGGGCACTGGTGGAACTCGCGGACGATCCTGACTACCACGGCGGCCGTAAGGAAGCCGGTCTGCTGACGGTCGGCGACATCGAGCACGGACTCGGGAACGAGTCGGGCGGATTCGAGGCTGCCGACTGCGACCTGCATCTGTCCGACGCGGTTGACCGCTGGATTCGGACGTTGCTCGACGGGCAGGAGATCGAAGGCGACGAGATCGAAATCTACCTGGCCAGCCGAGAGTCGCGCGATGCGTTCGACGTGTCGCCGCACACGCCACCCCGGACGCTTATGCGCGCGGTCGTGCAGGGCCCGTCGACCGAGACGTCACTGCAGTCCACGCTTCAGGCCGTCGACCTGCTGTTCTCCATCTTTGGACCGTTCGGCGCGACTCCAAACTGGCCCTACTGGAAGATTGGCGACATCTACGCGGACGCTCCGGCCGACGTGAAGGTCAGGCCAGTCCCGGAACTGTATGGCCCAAAGAGCGATGCAGGCGCAACCGACCCTCTGACGGGCGCCTCGCGGGAGAAGGGCCTCGTGCCGTGGCACCTGGTCGGCCAGACGACCATTGCAGGAACGGACTCGTCGGCGCTCCTGCCGACATCGGAAGACGCAGGCGTAGGCGCGTTCGACGAACAGGGAGTGCTTGGAGGCTCTGGTAACTGGGTCTCGAACGGAGTCGACGTCCTGGCCGACCCGTATCACGCGTGGGCTCGAGTCGTCGACAACGTCATGGGACCGCTGAACACGGGACGGGCCAGCACGCCGTCGCCCTCCGGCACGGTCTACGGGTTCCGGCACGTAGGCAACGATACAGGACCGTCCGACTACTACATCAGCTTTCAGATCCCGCCCGACTTGGAGACGTGGGACCCGTTCACTAATCCGGCGCCTGGTCGAACTGACATCCGGTATCAGATCGTCTCGGCTACGGCGACCGACCCGTTTACGGACTGGCAGTTCATCGCCTACTGGCAGAGCCCCACGGACGGACTCGAGTGGGGCGGCGCGGTGGCCGTAGAAGAGTGGGACGCCTATCTCGTGCTGCTTGGCGCGTCCTATCAGGGAGGCGGCGTCTACGCGTCAAACCTTGGTGGCGGGGACCCGTCGCAGACGCACGACCGCGTGGCGCTCGACATGGCCTCACGGAACGGCTCAGACATCCTCTGGCCATGGAACGAGGACGGCTCGGCCGCTGACGCGTGGCCGTTCGCGGACACGTTCATCGACGTGGTTGGATCTGACGGGAACACGTATCGACTGACGATGGGCTTCGCCCGCGGCGGCATCAGCGACGACCACAAGAACGGCGTGGTCAACATCACGTGCAACATGCGCTGCGGCCGTGAGGACGTCGGAGACGGCTCAGGGCTGCCGCTGGTGGACGCGCACGACTGCGAGCAGCACTGGATCGAGAACGAACTACTCGGCCGATACAGGACGGGTCTGTGGGTCACGAACGCGACGGCTCCCACGTGGCCGGACGGCACCTACAAGGTCCGCAGCACACGATTCCGTGACCGGCAGGCGTTTACGGCTGACGCGCTCGGCGGCCGCGGGCTGACGGCGAGCTGGTATGTCGGCGAATCGAAGCCAATCCAGGCGCACATTGCCGACTGGAACAACGCGACCGAGACCGCGCTCGGCCTGAACGGCAACGGCTCGATCTCGCTCGGCTACATCGACGAGACGGTAGACCAGTCAACGTGGCCTCGAGTCCGGCACGTGACCGACATCTTCGGGCGCATCCAAGCCAGATACGGGATGTTCCGAGAAAACGCCGTCACGGTCACGTGGGACTGGGACCCGGAAGCGCAGAAGTTCCGCGGCGGTCCGCTACCGCTCACTAACGACGTCGCGATCGAGAAGTTCAAGGGGCACCAGAAGCCGGGACAGGACATCGCATCGCCGATCCTAGACGACGAGACGCAGGTCCGATGGGTGATGAACCGACGGCTGGCACGGCTCGGGACCGGGCTGACAGTCATGGACGTGCCAGGCACGATGGGTTTCTTGGACGTGGACGTGGACGACCCGGGCATCCAACTGACCACAATTGAGGGCATCGGCTCGGACGGCTATGTCGATCGGCCTATGCAAATTAGGCGTAGACGCTTCAGTATTGCGTCACGAATCGCGACATACACTCTATGGGACGTGCACGACTACCTACTGGCCACACGGTTCACTGACGGACTCGCGCGACAGAGCAACGTGATCGACACGGTAGACGCTGCCGACGTGGTCACGGACGACGAGGACGTTGCGCCCTTGGTGCTGCTATGAGCCGAACGCTGAAGCGGATTCACGGGACTGGAACGGCCGGCGCATGGGTCGATGGCGACAAGTTCAAGATGACGCTCGGCTACACGCCGTTGCGGGACTCGCTCGACATCGCGCTGGCTGCGTCGTTTCAGAAGAACCTCTACGTCGGCGGGTCTGACCAGGTCGCGCTCGACGCGGTGTCGGCCGGAGACATGACGCTACTGGACTTCGTGCCGTGGCTGGTCGACAACACGAGCGGCCAGTTGACCGGATTCACAGACGCGCACAGCGCCACGCTCGTGGTGCAGGTTCGGTTCATGCTTCGGGTGTCTGGTGCCATCACGCTGACGCCGAAAGTGTTCTACGGCTCAAGCATGACGGCGATTACGACCGTCGCGACCATCAGCGGAGAGGCGGCGTGCAGTGCGACGAATACCGACTACTCTGGATCGAACCAGATCCAGACGATCGCGCTGACGTTGCCGACGGGAGAGAAATACTTCAAGGCTGCCGTGACAGTGGGCGGCAGTCCGACCAGTGGAAGTCCAGCGACTGAAGCGTGGGCACGCGCCTACTTCGATCTCTACGTGCAGTTATGATGGGAGCCAGAATGCACTTCATTCCTAGACTCGCGCTGGCGATGCTGCTGATGGCAATTCCGACTGAAGCTGTGGCTCAAGCCACACTGTCACCAGCCAACGAGCGGAAGCTCAAGATCGCCGAGACGGTGGCCACGTTCGGCTACATAGGCACGTCGATCGCTGATGCCAAGTTCACCTACGACTGCGTGAAGCGTGGCACGTGTCGAGAGGCTAACCCGTTCCTGGCGCCCATCGTCAACAAGCACGGCATCGGGGCGGCCATGACGGCCAAAGTGGCGTTTAACCTTGGAGTTCTAGGCGGGATCAATCTCATCGCGCATGAGTGGCCAGAGCGACGGAAGACGGTTTTCTTTGCGCTTCTGGCGGCAAACGCGGTGAACGTGGCCGTGCTCACACACAACTACAGAGTGTTGCAGCGATGAGATCGAGGATCTGCGCGTATCTCCGCGGACGACGGAAGGGCGACTGGTTGAACCTCCTCGCACTCTACGCCATCCTCGCGCAGCTCGTAGTCGGCACGGTGGTCGTCTACGCACAGCAGTCGACGTCGCTCTCGGACTACCGACGCATGCGTTCGCTTGAGACCACGGTGGCGCTGACCGACGCCAAGGTCGAACAGGGCCATGACGACGTGATCAATCTCAGGGCGCAGATAAGCGCGCTGGCGCTGGTCGTCTCAGGGCTTCAAGATCGGCTGGTCGTGCTCGAACAGGTGAACCAGATTACGTCCAAGATACTACGGCTGGTCTACGGCATCATCGCAACGATAGGCGCCGGACTTGTGGTGGCGATCATCAACATGCGGATGCAGAAGGGTCGACGCAACGAGCAGGTCAGCAAGGAAGACATCCGGGCCATGCTCGCAGAAATCAACGGAGGCAAGTCGTGAAGACGATCAGAACGTTCGTGGTGTGTGCGGCGCTGCTGGTGTTGCCACAGCCGTCGTGGGCGCAGGTGGACGAGTTCCCATTCACCAGGGCAATCATCGTGAACTCGCCGCCGGAGGTCGCGACGTGGCCGATCACGTCTGGGATCACGAGCGTTCGGTTTTCCGTGGGTGGATGGGTGACAGAGTTCGACAAGCGGCTTGGTCCGAACGCCTGGCCGAACATCATCTTTCCTCCGGAATTTAAAGACCCTCTGCAATACACGCTCGGTCTATGCCGGAAGCTGACACCCTCGTGGATGTGTTCGTTCGTGGTGGAGTTCTGGCAGAAGCGCATCGAGGAAGAAGGACCACACTCGGCATCGCCTCCGAACGAGATTGCGAAGGAGTGGTTCTACGACGGGCGATGGCAAGGCCTGGCAGGCTGGCAGCCACAGATCGGCGAGCAGGTCGGTGTAGTCATCATGGCGTGCGACGGGCGCAACCGTGCGGCGACTCCGTCAGGGTGCATTCCACAGCGGACAAACGCGAGACTGATCACGTGGGGCGCAGACGTCGGCGGTCCAGTTGTGACGCAACCTGAAGATCCAAAACCCACTGACCCGCCGAAGCCGACAGATCCGCCAAAGCCTACGGACCCTCCGAAGCCCGTTGGCGATTGGATGACATCGGAACAGGCAGAGCGGATGTTCGCAGATCTTGTCGCCAAGCTGGAAGAGTCGAAGAAGCGCGAGCAAGACACTTACGCCCTCCTGCAAATACACGACGACCGGACCAAGGGATTTTTGACCTCGCTCGGCAATTTCGCGAAGAGCCCGATCGGCATGTCGCTGATCTCCGGTTTCACCGTATGCGTCTCTACGCCGCAGTGTCGTCTAAACGCCTTGAGAATCGGCAACAACAACACAACTCCAGCCGCGAAATGACCTGGGATTGGAACGCGCCGATCATGACGGTCCGTGTTCCGCGATGGAAGAAGGAAACGATGGCTGATGAACCAACGCCGAACAAATACAACACCGCCACGATCGTAGGTCTGGTAGGTGCGCTCCTGGCCGTGCTCGATCCGTTCCTGAAAGGCGCCGGAGTCTGGATTCAGGCACACAGCGCGATCGTCTTCTCAGACGACTACATGGGCGTGCTGCAACGGTTCCTGGAAGTGGCCGTGCTGGTCTGGGCGACACACGCGCACGGCGGCGATGCGCCTGTGGTTGTGGCTCAAGCCACACCGCCTGCAGAACCTCCGGCCGCAGGGTGACAATGGACGCACGGGCCATCCTGAGCGCATTCGCCATTCTGGTCGCGTTGTTTGCATCCATAGTGGGCATGGTCCTGCTTGTGGCCTGGATGATCTGGTGCGTGTTCGGGCCTTCTGCAGACGACACAGACGGTGACGCGACGAGGAAACGATGAGCATCCAACGCTACGCCAACGCGCCGATCCCGTCATCGCCTGAGACTGCATGGTCGCTGCTGAGTGGCGCGATCAACGCGTCGACGACGTCGATCACTCCGCTCAGCTTCACGCCGTTCTCATCGTCGCCGCAGTTCGAGATCGAGATCGACGATGAGCGCATGCTGGTCACTGCGGTCGGGGCCTCGTGGACCGTCACGCGCGGGACTGGCGGATCCACTGCGGCTTCGCATGCTGATGGGGCGGGCATCTACCAAGTCCTCACGGCGGAAGGACTGCTTCGCAATCCGCGGTCCATGACGACGCTCGGGGACATGGAATACCTCGACGCGAACGGAGACCCGGCGAGTCTCGCGGCGCCTTCCAATGGTGCGTATTCGGTGACGTTCGCCTCTGGCGTTCCGTCGTGGACGGCGGTCAGCGTTGCGGTCGCTAGTGGTATCACTGGGCTAGGGACGGGGGTAGCTACTGCTCTTGCGGTGAACGTGGGCTCTGCGGGCGCGTTCGTGACGGGCTCATCTGCCG